TTGCGGCTTCTTTCTCTGCCCGTTCCGCTTCCTTCCGCTGTGCTTCGTCCAGGGAATCGAGGTACTTGCGCTTGTTTTCAGCTGCCTCGCTGTTCGACTTCGACAGGGACTTTTTCAGTTTTTCCACCTCCGCAAGTAAGGCCGCTTTTTCGGGGTCCGGCGCAGTAGTCGGATTGCTTACTTCGGTCTTCTTTTCGGCGGTCGCTTCGGGCGTTCCGTCAATCTTCTGTTCCATAGTGTTCTCCTCTCGCGTTTGTTAGAGCGGTTCCCTCCGCTGTGGTTTCCGTTTTAGAGACTTGTCTGTCTTGCGCGATTATGGTCTTCCCTGACCTATTTCCACCGGCGAACCGGGGGTTATACTCTTGTAAGGGCGAGTCGGCAGCGGCATCCACAGTCATTTGCTGGATCGCTGAACCCTCCGGGATGCATTGCGCTGTCGCCGTCAAAGGTGTAGAATCTTTCATTCAGAGGAATCGTTTCACCTTCAAGGTATGCGTGGGTGTCACGCACACGGTCATCAAGCATCGTCTGCCAACGCTTGTAGATGACCTTTCCCTGTTCCGATTCCTTCTCCGCGACATTCCACATGGCCTCGTTGTAGACTCTGTGAGAATCCGTCTCTGCCACTCGCATGATGTCTTCGGTGGTCGCCTTCTCATCGCTTATGTACTCCGTCACCCTCTGCCGCCAGGTCTTCCCGGCTATCTTCTTGTTCACGGACTCTGCGACCTGCTCTTCCTCGACTTCCGGGATGGTCACTTCCTCGGCGGCGGGTTCGGATGCTTCGGTCTGCGGTATGGTGGCGGCCTCTGCTTCCGGGTTGTCGGAGAGCATCGTCACCGCCGCCTCATTCCCGCTCACATAGGACAGGAGCAGAATGTCTTCGATAAGGTCGAGCAGGTATGCTTCGTAGTCCTTGCGCTCTTCCGGGGTCTTGGAGAAGATGTCTGCCACGATGGGCCGAAGCACATTCAGTTCGTCAAAGGGCATCAGTCTGTCCATCAGACACCTCCGGCTGTGTTCTCTCCGTTGTTGTTGTCTTCCTCAATGACCACAGCCTCGCCGTCACCGGCGTTCACGCCTTCCTCTTCCTTCTTCACCGCCTCGGGCGGGTCTCCCCAAATCATTTTCAGGTACTTCTCTGACATCTTCACATCGGAGACAGGGTCATTCGACAGGCCGGACTTCTTGAAGGCCAGTTCGGGAGCCATGCCCATAGCCAGCATGGTCTGCGCGGCCTGTGCCTTCGACTGCACATTCGCCGTCTCGTTGCGGATAAAGTTCAGCTCAAAGTCGATGGTCTTGATATCGAGCAGCCCCTTCTTCCGCAGGACATCGACAAGAATCTCATCGAAGTAGTGGTTGCTCTCCCGGAAAAGGTCTTCGGTGTTCCGGGCAGCTGAAGCCGCCTGTTCCCAGCCGTCCCGGAAGATGACTGCGCCCTGTGTGTCGGAAGTGGATGTGCCGCCCTTGCGGGTGGAAGGCATCGAGCAGATGCGGAGGATTTGGTCATAGAGGTTATCCATCAAGGTCTGCGTCTGATCCTGATTCAGTTCTTCGGAGAGAATCTTGAAGTCTGCCTTGTTGTCTCCGATAGAGGACAGCGCAATCAGGCCGGACTTCTTGATGGTCTCGGCGGTCACACTCTCATCGAAATTGCAGTTGATCGCCACGCCAAGGGACTGGATGAACTGGTCCACTCCGTCCATGCGGTTTGACTGAAGGTCGGACATCGCGTCAATCAGCGTGACCACATTCTCAAAGCACCCCTGATTCACGCTGTTGTAGCGGTACTCGATAATCGGGATGTGGCCCAGCGCGTTCGGCTCCACCCGGTCGATATTGATGGCGGTCGCCTCATACATCGGGTAGGCTGTGACGGTACGGGAGACAGTCCCGCCGGATAAGCGGAAGATTTGCGTCTCGGTGTAGACATCGATTAAGGAACGGTCTCCGTTGATTACGATGTTCACCGCGTACAGGGGACGGTTCCCGGGCCGCATGGACTTGACCACGAACGCAGAGCGCGGGTCGAGTGCGTAGGCCTTGACCGGGATATCCGAGTCATTATTCGATTCCACGAACAATGCCGCCTTCCCGACCATGTGAAACCAGTCAGCCATGATGTTGTCGGCCTTCTGCTTCCCGGAGCGGTACAGGTATTCGTTCAGTTTGTCCACCTTGGACTTCTTGCCGGGTCTGCGACTGGTGTAGAAGGCGGGTTCCATCAGGAAGTAGCCGTTCTTGAAATCGGTGATTTCAGATGCCACATTTACGCATACCTTGTTTAAGATCCACCCGTTATATTCCTTCGTGCGGTTAAAGACCGGCTGAAGGCCTCTCCTGTACCAGTACAGGTAGTCTTCCTCCATCACATTGGCGTAGTGGTACTCCAGGGCCGTGTTGACTTCGTAGATGATGTTGTCGATGGTCAGTTCTTCAGCGGACGCGAATATATCACGCCGCCCAAACAGCCGCTGCGACATCGTTAGTACCGGCGCGTTTTTCTCATCTGTCGTGGTTTCAATCGTGTCTGCCATCTCTTCTCCAATCGTCCGCATAAAAAAACGGAGGCATAGTTTCCCATTGGAAACTTCACCTCCTCTATATAGGCCCTATACCACATTCTGTGGTAGTTTGTCAAGACTTTAACGATAAATTTTTAACAATCTATTCACCAAAACCGCTTCATCACCACGGCTGCCTGTGTGGTCTGCCCCTGGACAAGGGAAGCAAACATACTCATCGCGTCCGGGACATCATCGTACTTGTTCTTTGAAGTCATGGTGTACGAACACAGGAAATTCATAGCGACCCGGTAGTCTGTATCGTACTGCGAGGGGTCCTTGAACAGGAAATGCTCCTTCACAAAGGCCGAATCCACGATGATACGGGTCTCTTTGTTGGCGGTACTGTACTTGGTTGTTATTTTGGTAATCCCACCTTTCTCTTTTATCTTCTCCTGTACATTCTGTGCGATTCGACCACCCGCGGCGTTGGATTCAAACCGGGCGGCCTTGACACCATGCCTCAAAAGCATCTCTACAAGGCGCGGTTCGACCACTTCCGGGCCGTGGTTGTCACAGATGAAGTCCGTCACGAAGAATTTATCGCCGTACTGATAGGCAACAGGCATGACGAAGTAGTCCGTGCCTTTGTTTTTCGTGTCGCAGACAGCAAGTACAGCGTCAGGCTCGTCCATCGGCAGGTCCATAAACCGCTGGAGTTCATCGGGCGGGTAGAGGATGCCGCTTCTTTCGACCGGTTCGTTCTGATACAGTGCCTTAAAAGAGGCGGGGTCCATCAGTTTGCGAATATCGTGGTAGAATTTAGTGGTAAATCCAATCTTGCCGCCATAGTCAAAGTTCGATTCGTCCTTCTCATTCAGGGCTGGCATGGTCAGGAAAACCGCGCGGGGGTTGTCCTGATACATGGTTTTGAGCCGCCCGATAGGGTCACGCACAGACCAGCGGGTCGCAATCATCAGAATCTTGCAGTTCCCTTGTTTTCTCTGAAGCATATCCGTGGAAAAGGCCGTCCACTTGGCTTGCAAACGGTCTTCGGACAGGGCTTCCTCAATGCCGGAGACGATGTCATCCACATAAAGCAGCTGGATCGCACGGACACGGCCTGCATTCTGCGCCCCGATAGAGGCCATCTGAAAGGTTGAAAACCGCTGGGCCTTGTCCACATCGATTTTCATATCAAGCGCGTTCGTCCGCACCACTCTCCGTTCCGGGAATATCTCATTCCAGGCATAATCTCCGTCAGGGTCCATCTCCCGGAGCAATTCTTCATACACGCCCCGAAGGAAAGACGAGTTATGCGAACAGGAAAGCATTCCGTCATCCGGGTTTCTCCCCGCGAGGAATAACTGGAAGAATGTTGCGAGGGCCGAATTATGCGTGGGAATCATCGTCTTCCCAACGAGATACATCCCGTCCCCTTCTACAGTGATGCAGTTGCCCTGTTTCGGTTCCACGCGGGTGATGCTTGCAAAGGCAATCTTTCTCTGCTTGTGCGGTTCCTTGTTTCTTTTGCGCTCAAGCGCACAGGGAATCTGCCTGTCAGGGGTGAACCCGATGTAGTACACATCCTTCTTGCCCATGATCCCGCTCGATGAAAGAATCGGGGGATGTACGATAACACAAGACCTCCACCCGAATGTTGACAGCAGTTCGATGAAAGTATCCCGCAGTTCGATGTCGCAGGTGGCGAAGGTGTATTTGCTTCCGGCAAGCGTTCCGTCAGTGTCCAAAAGCCCCGCAAGAAGTTCAAGCCGCTGTTCGATGCTGGCTGTCAGGTATTCCTCCGGGATATGCTTCGGAGTCCGTCTGCCGTCATAGCACATTCCATACTTGTGAAGTTCCTGACGAATGTCGAAGTTATACCATTTCGTCCCCGGCTGACGCTGTTGCTCATAAATGTGCCGCTCGTAATATCCTTGCGAGTGAATCTTCTCAATGATTGCATAATCCGATTCGTGGTTCGTGATTGTCGGGGCTGTGTTTGTCCCATCTCCAAGCCACACGCCAAGGAAGTACGGGGAGAACAGTTCCTTCTCTTCGCCCACAATGCACCGCGGCGGCAACTGATAGCGATACCGATGGCCCCGCCTCTTTTCAGATCCACCGTCTTGCAGTCTTAACTTTTCAAAGTCCTTTGTCTCACGCGTAAAGTAGCCCCGGTTTTTATCACCGTGGCAGTAAGCCATCCATTCATGCTGTTCATGGCACTGAATCTTCTCCCCGTTCGTGAACTCAACAAGGCAGTCAAGCATCACTTTCGGCTTCACTTGCAGAACCTTCTTGAATTTCCCGTCCAGGCCGATGACCTCATCCCCTACTGCAAGGTCTCCGTGGTTCTTCCACCCGTTCCTTGTCAGAACAGGCGTATCATCTGCGAGTGCCTTGCCTATGCCCGGCGGACAGCTCACCGAAAGCACATCAATTTTGTCATCCGCTAACTTTTGCAGCTGCTCTACGATTGGGTAGAGCATCTTCCTCCGAGGCAGGTAGAACCGCTGTTCAGGCGGCCTCTTCCACTCCAAAGCAATGCAGAAGTCATCGAAGTAGTCCCTCGCGGTCAGCAGGTAGGATTCCTTCAGCAGTCCCATTGCCTTCTCGGGCGATGTGTTGAACCACTGCTTCACTCCGGCCCGGTACTTCACCAGCATCTTATAGGTCCCCGCCTTGTCCGTCTGATAGGAGGCCTTCAACACCTCCAAAGCCTTGTCGAAGAACAGATTCTTCACGAACTTGGCGTATACTTCCTTCACTCTCTTATCCATTCCACAGTCCTCCCACGCACCATATTACCACATTTACGCATACCATCAAATACAAAAAAACAGGGGCGGCCCAAATCCACTAAAGCCGTCCCCGTCTTTGTGTGACATATCAGCGAGGGTATTACCATTTGCCATTTTCCCGAACAAGTTTTTTATTCCGGTATTCTTCGCTGACTATGGATAGACAATGCCCAAGCCGCTCCGGGCTTCCCCTACACCACCGCGAGGGGTCCTGACCTTCATAAGGGTCAGCGACAGTACCCGCGGGGGTGCGCCGGTCCTAAAGCAGGTGATCGGTCTGCCAAAGGCCGCCTGTGCGATCCGTACGCTATCTTCTTCACACAGTTGAAGCCGCTGTGGGCATTCTTGGGAAGGCTTCCCAGCCTCCTCAATATGCTTGTCCGGCAGAATTGAACCGCCGATGCCTCCGAAATGGAAAGGTAGGAGAAAGACTCCGAAGGCACGAACCATCCACAAGCCGCATTTCACGCAGGAGGGCCGAAATGTCCCGGTGCAAACACTGCACCGCTGCCGCGGAGGGGAGTCGAACCCCTCATCAAAGGCCGGGGAAAAGGGAAGAAAACCCCGCCTCGATGTGCCAACCGCGGTCACCTCATAATGTGAGGGTCAAAACAATGACACCGAATGGCACTGTCTTTATACCACTCTCCCGCATATCCTGTCAAGCACAAAAAAATCAGCTGCCAACACGAACCCAGCGGAAACCCAAACAAAACCAAACTGAAACCCAACTGAAACCCGCCACCCTATCTATAGGACTACTTGGTAGTAAATATTTATATATACTCCCCCTGTAGTACCCTACTATAGTCCTCTATCAACTACAGTCTTCAGAAATCTCCACTTTGTAATCCTACTAAAGTCCGCAGTCACCTATAGTCAGAGGAAGTTCGAATATTTTGGTGGGAATATTTAATGGGAGTATTAAAACCCTAAATATTTTTTCGGAAATACTAAAGGGGGTAACCCGGCCCCCTGGGCTGCGCCGCTATTCCCCCCGGGGGTAGGGCTGGCACTCACGCGGACAGAGTGCTAATTATTGCATTAAATGTATCTTTAGCGCAAAAATACAAGCCCCACGGACCCGAAAACAGGCCGGAAACAGGTCACGCCCGGCCCTTTACCTTGTTAGTCTCTGCTAATTGCCTACACAATTCCCACGGCCCACGGGATCACCCCGGGCTTTTTGTGCACGTGTTTGCATTTTCCATACACGTGTATGGTTTTTTTGGGCACGTGTATGGTTCCCGGCCGGGGCGGGGGTTACCTCACCACTAACCGACTAACAGATATACATACTATAGCACCCTATCCCATATTCCGGGCCGTGTCTTATTACCTACCTATCCAGTAGGCGAATATCCGCGTGTCGGTTTGCAATCCAGCCCTGGGCAGCATGGATCCGGGGGGTGGCGGGCCGGGCCGGGCGTGGTCAGTCCTCCGGATTAAGCCCCGCGGCGCGCTCTGCCTGTCCCCGGTCCTTGGGGAGCATGGCGATATATAGATCGCAGCCGAGGGCCTCCGCGATAGCCTGGAGCCTGGAAAGCCCGATGTCGGAACGGTTGACGGTGCGGTGGATGGATGGTCCGACCACCCCGAGCCGCCGCCCGAGGCCCTCCACGGAAACCCCTTGCAGAGCGCACGAGGCCTTTATCATGCGCGCGAGGTCCTCTCTCTTTGTGATTATCATAACAAACCCCCTCTAAAATGACCGCAGGCGGCGGAAACGCCCTCGCATGGAGAAACGCTCACCAGCCCCGGCAGGAGCCGTCAGGGCGCGAAATAAAGCCCCTGGCGGCTATATCGTCAGCGCATATCATACCACGGAAACCGTTAGCCGTCAACCTAACATTACCGGTTATTTTTATTAGGTCAATCGGCTATTTTCCGTAACGAAATAAAGCAGAAAGTGCTTGCTATCCCTAACAGGATATGTTATAGTTAAAGTGCTTCAGAGATGAGGCACCGCCCCCGGACCCGGGGAGCATCAAGCCGAAGGAGAACAAAAAAATGAAAAAGACCACTCTTGAAAAATGGACCACCAAAGCCGCCGCCACCCTGGAGAAGAGAATTGACCGCGCCGAAAGTAAGCGCGGACCGTTGGAGCAGATCCGCTATTGTAACGATGCGGAACTCGGCTGTCTGTATGTAAACGATGCCGGAACCGTGTTATATCGCATCCCCGGCCAGCAGATCCCGGCAGACGCAAGCCCGGCCCTGGCTCCTATGCCCGGCCTCGCGGATCTTTTCCGTCGTGTGAGAGACGATGCCCGGCAGCAGCTGGCCGCCGAGGTAAAGCAGGGAACCACCGGCGACGGAAAAGCCGCTGTCGCGCTGTACGGTGAGGACGGCGCCCGTCTTGCTATTATTGACGCAAAATTATACAAGGAAGCCCCCGCGGGCGCTGCCGCTTATGTTTCCGGCGTTCTGCTGCCGGTGCTATTTACCGATGAGGACGGCGAGCCGCTCGCGATTGTATGCCCGAAGAAGGCCGCAGAGTTTACCCCCGCCGAAGAGGACGCGCCGAAGCCCGCGAAAAAGTCCCGTCTTGTATCGATCCAGCCGCAGGCCGAGCCGGAAGAAAAGCCGGAAGCCCAGCCCGCGCAGGAATTCACCGAAGAGCCGGCAGCAGAGATGCCCGCAGAAGCCACGGAAACGGCCCAGGAAGCCGCCGAAGCCCCGCAGGCCGAAGAAGTCCCCGCCGAAGCAGAAGAAAAGCCCGCTGCCGCCTCATACACCATCAACGAAGAGCGCGGCGGCGTAGAGGTCAGCTTCCCCGGGAAGCCTGCGGAAGCCGTCCGGGACCAGCTGAAGGCCTCCGGATTCCGCTGGCACAATGTGCGCCGCGTTTGGTACGCCAAGGCAACCCCGGACCGGATCGCCCTAGCGCAGAGCCTGGCCGGGTCCGCTGCTCCGGTGCAGCTGGCACAGAAGACCGAACCGCAGCGGCAGGAGTTGACCGCCGAAGACCTGGAATCCATCACCGCGAAATATTCCGAAATGGTCACAGCAGACGGGGAAGGTATGTATGCCGGGTATACCGGGGCCAATGGTCGCGGCCTCTACGGTCAGGAACTGAAAAAAGCCATCCTCGCCGAGCTGAAGAAGAACGGCTTTTCTGCCACCGCCCGAAGCGGTCGCGGCGGTTGGACGGATTCGTTTACCTTCACCGTCAAAGTCCCCGAAGCCTTCACAATCTCCGAGGCCGACTACATCAAGGCCGAGACCGAAGGCCACGCCACAATCCGCGGGTTGTACTGGTACACCACCCCGGCCGGGGAAAGCATTCACCGGGACGCGCTCCCCTATGACTACGAGGAGCGGCAGCCGATTCTTGAGGAAACCGCCCGCCGGATATATCAAGATTCTGTAGCCAATCAGAGCGGCGAGAATGTCGCCGAGGTCTTCAAGCGGGCTGTTAAAACCATTGTAACGAGTTTCAACAGCGACCACAGCGACAGCATGACGGACTATTTCGACCGCGGGATTTATGACTGGTATCGCTGGGCGGCGGTCTGACCCGCCCACCAGCTGTGGCCCGGGGCTTCTGTGGAATTTCTCGACACCTGAAGCCCCCGGGCTTGCCACCGCCGGACTTCCGCGGTATGATAGAAGGAACAGCAACCGACAACAATTGAACAGCCGCCGGGGCGCAAGCCGGAACACTACACCACTACACCACTACACCACTACACCAAACGGAGGACAAAACCATGACGAACCTTAACGAAACCATCAGAACCACGGCAGACCGCATCTTCTGCGGACTGGAAGCAGCTTTAACCGAAGGCGCGACCGCCGAAGAGAAAGCCCGCATCAACGACCTTCTGCACGAAGGCTTCGACCCCGCCGACAGTTACGCTTCTGTCTATATCGTCCCGTTCCTTCAGGACATCGCGAAGGATTGCGGCATGACCGCGGAGACTTTCGAGGTTGACGAAGAAGCCGTTATTGACCACTTCGCGGATCAGGTCCGCGACCTGTTAGAGGAAAAGGCAGCGGGCAACACGGTGCGCTACTTTCTCGACTTTGACCCCTTCGACCAGGACGCCTTCTGTCTGATGACCACGGACGGGCACGATACCGTCTGCGAGGGGCGGCTTTCCGAAATCATGGAGCAGGGCGATGACTGGCAGGACGCACTCGACCGGCACTTCGAAAAGACCCTCGGCATTCTGCCGAACGAATGGGAAATTGGCTAAAGCCCATTCTGCCCCCGCCCGGGATCGCCGTAGCATCAAAGCACGGCGGGGGCTTCTGCCGGAAGGCACACGAAAGCAAAGGGAGGATAAAGCAATGGCAAGAATCACGAAAGACGAAACCCGGAAGGCGACCTTCTACCGCTCCGGCAAGTGGGTAATCGAGATTGAGGAACGCACGGACGCGGATGGTGCCGTTCTGACGATGTACATTGAACTTGAGGGCTACACCGTGCGGATGTACTGCATCGGAATGCCCCTTAACACGCCGAACGCGGTGGACGGAAAGACGCACTACACGCGGGAAGAAGTCACAGAAATGCTTCTGTCTTCCTTCCCGGACTACACGGAAGAATATCTTGAAGAGGTGGGCGAATATGAAGAGGCGTAAAGCAAGCGCACGGATGGCGGCTGACTGCGTGGGGCTGTGTGCAGGTTTCGCGGAACTGGTCGGCTGGCTGCTCATCGGCGGCATGAAGGCGGCGGCGTGGCTGACGGTCGCGATCTTCCGGGGCCTGTTGGCGATCCTGTCCGGTATCGGTCGCGGGGTCGCGTGGGTCATCCGTGAGAACCGGGAGGAAGGGCGGCAGCTGGACGCGGAGCGGCGGGAACGCTGGGCAGAGCGGCACGGCCTGACGGAAGAAGAAGAGGAGCCGGAAGAGGAAGAAGCCCTTCTGCCCGAACCTGAAGCGGAGACCCCCGAAGAGGAAGCCCCGGTTCTGCCCCCGTTCGGTTTCAAGTTTGAGGGCTTCCAGGTCGAGGCCCCGAAGGAAGAAGCCCCGGTCGAGGAAGTGGCGGAAGACTCCATCCGGGAACTGGAAGATCCCGGAACGGAAGACGATGAGGCCTTCTGCCTTCTGCCCGGTGGATCGCCGGAGCGGGCGGTGGTCATCCTGCGGAAGCGGTTGGCGGTCCTGTACACCCGGAAAGAGAAGGTCGAGTATGTCAACGGGGCCGACCCGAAGACATGGGCCAAGTACCAGCAGACTAAGGCGTGGCGCGGTCTTCTGTGGGACATCGAGTATGCAGAAACGCAGCTGGAGCTGATCGAAAGAGCAGTAAGCGCATAAAGGAGGCGCGGGATGTTTAAGGACGGTCGATACATTAACGCGGGAACAAACGAAATTTACCGCTACGGCAAGAAGGCCGTTGCCAGGGTGGAAGCAGCCCTCACCCCGAACGAAGCCGGGTTCTACACCATCCCGGCAGACGGCGGGAAGTATTGGACCTTCGGAACCACGGTCGGGGCGTATGGAGAGTTCGCCAAATTCGGTGACATTATCATCCCCGTGAACCGGGCCGGGAACCTTTGGGCGAAGGCCGACCACTACAAGGCAGCCGCCTTCTGCTCCGTCATGCGGGCGATGATCGTTTATATGCACAGGATGAACGCGGAGCGGGCAACAGAGGAAGAGGAGGAAGAGGAAGAATGACGGAATACACCTACGGAATGCGGCTCCGGGGATTCGCTCCCGGATGCCAACCGAAGCGGGGGCTTCTGCGGCGGGAGGACGGCGTGGGCCGCTACCACGATCTGCTCATCTATGACCGCCCTCTGACCGATGAAGAACTGACCGACTACGAACTGGACGACTTAAACAAAAAGGCCGGGGACTGACCCGGTCTTTTTTTGTTGCGCTTCTGCGTGATAACTATGGGGCTATCTGCCCTTCTAATCCATTCTGCCCGTTCGGCGGCACAATTCCGCACCGAAGCGGTTAAAATCGATTGTGAGCCGTTTTAGCGGTCTTCTCGCGCGCGTTATGCGTTTGCGTGATACCCCTCAAACTCCGACCATGCCCCGAGCAGCTGCTCTTCGGCCTCTGTCGGTGCGAACAGCACGGGCTTGCCGTCTTCGTTCACGATGGCACTGTATTCAAATCCACCGGGGCGGCGCACCCGGAACAGCGTTGCCGGAGCCGGACCGTCCTCTTCTGTGAGCGGGACGATGCCTACCACCTTCTCTCCGGCGAATAGAGGCGGTTCATGCGTTTCTGTGGTCAATCTGTCATTCCTCCGTCTAAAATCGATCCTGACGCGTTCTGCGGCCTTCTGCTGGCATTTCCGCATCTGGTGTCATACTTCCCGGTTCATGGGCTTGCCCGGTTCGATGGCGGTCACTACTATCGTCCCCCGCTTCGTCTTCTTGCTCTTCTGCTGTTTCTTCCCCGCTGACTCGATCTCGACAAAGGACGCGTCCACCACATTGCCATCCGGGAGTGCCGCCGCTTCTGCCGCAAGCGCGTCCAGGTCGGCCTTCTTCGGCGCGGCCTGTTGCAGTTCGACCGCGTTCTTCTGCTGGTAGCCGAACCAGTTCTGCCCGAAGAACATAGCCAACTGGGGCGACAGTTTCCCGGAGAGGGAGTAGTCCGCATACAACTGGTGAAGCATCTGATGTACCCGACTCGCCAGTTGCCGGTTCTCAAGTGACCCCATCCCCGCCAGCCATGCCCGGAACTCGTCCTGTGAAACTCCCAGCCATGCCGCCAGTCCCGGAGGGTTCGGCTTCATGTTCCGGGCCGCACACGATGCCATGTAGGCCTTGACCCGCTCTTCTATTGCCACCGGATCGAGCAGGTCTGTTGCCGCCTCCCCAAAGGGGGCAAGGGCATGGGCCAGGAAATCCGTGTTCTCGTCCGGGGTCACGCCCTTGACCTTTTCTTCTGTGCTCTTCTGCGTTACCGCTTTCGTCTTTCGTCCTGCCATCTGTCACCTCACAGCCCGAACAGGGCCGCCACATCTTCTTCCGGGGTCTTTACACCGCCATCGCCGTCTGCCCTGACTTCCACCGGTTCCGCATAGCATTCCACATTCACGGTCTGATACCATTTCCCGATGTCCTTCTTGAATCTCTGCTTCGGTTCTACCGTCACGATGTCGATGACCCGGAACGCCTCGGCCCCCTTCAACGCTTCCGGGTTCTTGACAAAGAGCGAGATGTAATTGCCCGGTGTGCTTCCGATGACCGAAGTCATCGCCCAGGGGCCGTGCTTATGGCTCACCCCAAACTTCACTCCGTAGGTCGGGTAAATGTCACCCTTCTTCAGCATCCTCTTCCTCCTCGGTTACCAGCCGTTCTATTTCTTCCATCACCCGCAAGGTTTCTGCCATTACCATGTTCTCCATTGTTTCCCGGTCGAGGGCCTCGACATCAATCATCTGCCGCATCTTCGCCAGTTGCCCGCAGACACAGCCAAGCCCGAACGCCGTTTTCGCTTTCATACTTCCGCATCCTCCTTCCCAAGTACATACCCGACCACGAAGCCGCCGAAGAAGGCGACCGTGGCAAATATCGCTGCTACGATCCACATATGCCCACAACCCTCTGCGCCATCTGTGCCTTCTGCGCTTCGATCTGTACAAGCGCGGTCTCGATTTCATCAATCGGAATTTCTGTCACATATCTCTCGCCGCAAGCAAGTTCAAACCGTGTCCCGTCACCGTATGCTTCTATCGCGTTTACGGTGTCAAGGTTGATGAATGCGAATGCTCCGCTCCCTCCATGAGAGAGCAGTTTTATCCATGCCATCTCTATTTGCCCTCCTTCAGTCCCTTGAAGAATTCCTCCATCACATCGCAGAACCAGTCTGCCGTGGCCTTGCTGTTGAACGATGCCACCTTGTATGCGGTGTTGTCTCCATCCACATTCACCACCAGCACCGGCAGCTTCTTCCACGGCGACCAGTCCTGCACCGATACCGTCACGCCGTTATGTCTGATTCCCTTTAACATTGTCTTCCTCTTTCCCGAACAGAGCCATGACCAGGTCGAAGTCTTTCTGTGTCACTTCATTCTGCGACTTGAAACCCAGCCCCTTAATCAGGTCCTTGACCTTGTCCCGGGTGTACTGCTTGTTCTCCAATGCGGTCGAGTAAATGTACCGCCACTGCTTCACGGACAGGGGCGAGTCATCCGTGCGGGTCGCCAGTTCATCCGCCTTGCTCATGAAGTCCTCGTCTTCGATGTCCTGGCTGAACATCGAAGACAGCCCCGAAATGGACAGCACCGTCCCGACCATAGCGCGTTTGGCAGCCATCTTGATACTGCTGTTGATGGCATCGGGCTTTCCCTTGTTCCAGCCGTTCCGCTTTTCAAAGGTGTTTGCGGAGCCGTAGCCGGAAGCAATCACATAGTCCACGCCGTTGTTCGCGATCTTGTGCAGTTCGCACTTCATGGTGTACAGTCCGAAGAACAGGTCATCTCCCTTGTCGCCCTTCTTCCACTCTTCCGTCTTGCTTTCCATCGAGATATGCGGGACGAGGCCGTATGCCAAGCAAATGGATTCCGCTCCCGCTTTATACAGGGACGGTGATTTCGTTCCGGGAATCACACCGAAGTCCACATCCCGGACCAGTTTCTTCTTCGTCCCTCCGAAGGGGACGCTGACGATGTAGTCTCCGTCCTTCGTCATCTTCGCCACGGCCTGTTCTGCCGCGTAAACTGTTAATTTTTCGCTCATTTCTTCTGCCTCCATAATTCCGTTACAATCTCTTCCCACATCGTGTTAATTTCTTCTGCGGTTTGTTCTGCTTTTGCCCGTTCTTTCAGATGGTCTCGGCCTATCTGCCACGCCAGCCGGAGCAGAACGATTAGATCCTTGTCCTTGCCAGCTGCTTCTGCCCGGGCGAGGCTGTTCTCGATTTGGTCAGTCCACATGACCCAGTCTTCGTGCGTCACTTCTTGCCTCGCTTCCCGGCCTTTAAGCACTCTTGCCTCTGCCGATAGATTTCGTATAGTTCCCATGCGACCGCCTGACCGTTCCATCCCCGCTTCTTTTCGAAGGTGTCGATGTCGATGAGGCGGTACTTGCCGTCCTTCTTGAGGTGAAGGATGTAGCGTTTCACCCGTTCGCAGTCCTGAACACGTTCCCTGTTTTCGGGGGTTCCGAAATAGATTGCATCCCGGTACAGGGCCAGCTGGCTTGCCGCGGTCATCTGCGCTTCCGTGGTCATGGATGCGTAGGTCTTGATGTCCACCACCGCAAGGTCATCGTCCACAATCCCAAAGCGGTCTACGGTTCCGCAATACAGGGGCGGTTCATTATCCGGCAGGTAAAATGCCACCGGCTGCTCAATCATCTGCCAGTCGCAGTAGTGGTCGAACAGGAACGAATAGTATGCTTCCAGGTATCCCTCGATTTCCGGGTTCTCTTCCGGGTCGATGTCATAGTCTATCTGCTCGGTCGCCTCATGCACCGCCGTTCCTTTCCGGGCCGCTTCCTGTAGCACCATCGCGTTGATGCTGCCGTAGCGTTCCGCGTTCAGCGGGGCGAGGATTTCACTCACGCTGGGGATCTTCACCCCGCCGACTGTGTATTCGTGCTTATCCGCATCAAATTCAATCTTCATCGGTCATCTTCTCCCAAGCCTCGGCAGCTGATGTGTCGTACTTGTAGCCGTCCGTCCGCTTTCCGCAGTCGAGGCATCTGACGCACCAGTCCATGTTATAGCGGTAGTCCCACACGGTCACCGCGCCGGTCTGATCTAACCGGAGGTTCGTGCTTCCGCATCTCGGACACGGTTTCAGCGTTGCCAGGATTTCACCCGTTGTCATCGAGGAGCCTCCCCATTGCGCTTGCGACCATCTCCACCGCTTTCTTGCGGAGGAAGGCCCGGTTCTCTTCGGTCGGGTCATGCATCATGCCTTCGTAGTCGAGGCCCAGCAACCAGTCGGAACTCACTCCCAGCGTCCGGCAGATACCCACAATCGAGGCAGCCCTCGGCACTCTGTAGCCCTTCATGATTCTGCTCACGCCCGCTTCCGTCAAGCCGATGCTCTTTGCCAGCTCCTTCTGCGACACGCCCTTCTCTTCCATCGCCATCCGCATCCGGGGGACGAACACTTCCGACAGGTTTTCGTTTCTCTTGTCCCGGTCTTTCTTTTTCTCTTCAGTCATCTGCTTCCTCCTTCGCTTCTTTCAGCAGTGCCACCATCACTTCGCCCTTCAGCGTTTTCATCAGTCCGTCCCGGAGGCCGGTAAAGTAAATCATGTCGCTATCGTCCTCGTCATCCGCGACCATTTCGAACACATCTGCGAATGCCGCGTCCAATAGAGTTATCGCGATCATCAGCCGCCGCGAATCCGGCAGATGCTTCTCTTCAAGCGTCATCCTCTTTCCCCTCCTATCAGCAATCTCCCACGCAGCTTTGTTACAAAGGCGAACCATGTCAATATAGTTATAATCACTCATCCTTTTCCTTCGTCCATCCTTGCACCGCATTTGGGGAAGTGTTTGAAAAACTTGTTTCTAATAAGCGATATATCCCACAACGCTTTACAGTTTTCACATCTCCCAAAACCGACAATATCAGTGGGAAATACCCATCGACTGTGCTTCACCGGGTCTATGGTCGGAAGGGCATTCAGCGAAAACAACGCATCTTCCCATCCCTTTTCGTAAGCATCATCAAGATTATCTGTTTGGTAGTTTCGATAGCATTTCGGCAAAACATTGATTGCTTGCGCCGCCGATTTGCTGATTAAATCAATCATTGGTTCTCCTTTCCCTCTCCGCAATCAATTCTTCTCTCCACCTGATCCACCCCGGCTTATCAATGCGCTCGTCTCCGTACAAGTGCATCCTCTCCTGAAAGTCACAATCATCTATCATTACGATCAGGTCTTTGTCACTTATTTCCTTCAGGTGTGGTTTGATAATGCATCGCACAAGATCAGGCATATATGTCTGCCTTCCGTGGCAGTAACGGATAGCGCAGATGGCAAGTACACCGAAATCGTCTTTCTCAAGTCTGCTCATCCGCTCTCCTTTCCCCGTTTGCACAGAACCACTCGTCATCAGGCATCCACGAATACCAGTTGTCGCCACACTGGCACGGGCATTTGTATTCGTTAGGAAACTCCAATTCATGCCCATACTGGTGCGTCCCGGTGTCTATCGGTCTGTACTTGCAATCCTTGCACCGCACCACCGTGACGGCATCGATGGTCGGGGCGGCTTCAATAACTCCAGTTATGCCATACTGCTCCACGCAGCAGAAAAGAGGATCTTTTCTCAAATGATCTATAAGCGCGTCCGCATCAATCAGTCTCATCTTCTCCCCCTTCCATCTTTGCACCGACTACAACTAACAATGTTTCGTTCGTCACAGTCTTCGCAGGAGCCTGCTTCGTTCCTTTCTGCCGGGATAACCGTTTTCGCTTTTTCTATTCTCGCAAACGCATCATCGAACGAACACCACGCGCATCTGTCACCGTTCTTGTCCGCGCCATATTCTTTGCACGGTTTGCAAGCATAGTCGCGCAAACTTTTTATCAGCTCATCCCTGTCTATCAAATCTCCATGGTCGGGGATTTCCACAAGCGGACAGTCCCTGTGCCTGCTATATTCACCGCCGCCCATTTTCCACCACAAGTCGCAATACTTACCGTCAATCGGACAACCGCCGTACATACACGTTTTCGGCATCTCCATGCCCTTAATCAGTATGCTCATCCTTCCTCCTTGTACGGCTCCGGGAGCGGCATCCATGCAACTACTTTAGAATACTGCGGGATATCGAACAGGTTCCAATGCCACTCCCCTTTAAGATCAGTCCAAAAATAATTTGTGTTTGTCCATCTGCACTCAAACTGCTCACCTCTGTCATTGCACACCCAGTAAACCGCTTTCTTCTCTTCCGGGAGTGCCACTCCGCATGGAATCCACCCCCAAATCCTCGGCAGTTCTCGAATCCGCTGATACATTTTATCCGGCGTTTCGGCAAAATCGAAAACGATGTCCAGTGCCGCCTGTCTGCTGATTAGATCGTCCATCACCACAATACCCCTCTAATTCTGACCAATTCCCTCAAAATCTCTTCCGCCGTATCTCTTTGCCCTTTCATAATGGCAATCATCGGTGGTGTTTCTCTTGGTTCGTTAGGTGCTTTTTCAGCAGGATTGACACCGCGATAAACTCCCTCGGCAAGCATACGCACCTGGTTATTCAGTTCCATGAGGATATCTCCCATATTCTCTAACAGCTCTTTTGCGGTTTCAATTCTCTCTTCGGCTTCCACACCACGATTATCCGAATAATGGCACTGTGCTAATTCGTTCATTCTTCGCTCCTCTCTGCGTCAAACTGGCAATAATCGCAATCAAACTCTTGACAGTTTTCACAATACTTTTCGGTTAATTCACGAACCCTGCTTTGCATTTCTTCTATTAGGTCAACCACCCTCATTCTTCGCTCCTCTCCATCCTCCTGCACCGACTACAACTAACAACATTTCGCTCGTCACAGTCGTCGCAGGGGCCTGCTTCGTTCCTCTCTGCCGGGATTACAGCAGGCATCCTCAATATCGTGCCTGTACCTACCGCATACAGTTCGTGTCCGTCAATGTCATACGCAGATCCCTTGTGCTTCATAAGTTCGTCTCTGTCAATCAGATCTCCGTGGTCGGGGATTTCCACAAGTGGACAGTCTCTGTGCCTGCCATATTCACCGCCGCCCATTTTCCACCACAGGTCGCAATACTTACCGTCAATCGGACAACCTCCGTACATACACGTTTCCGGCATCTTCATCCCCTTAATCAGTAAGCTCATCGTTGACCCTCCTGTTCCAGGCCTCTATGGTCATCTGCCCCGGCAGCTGTTCTTTCTCCTTTGCCTTTTCTTTTTTCTCCCGTTCCATCCGTTCGGCCTTGTACTCGTTATACTTCTGCCGGTACAGGTAGGACTTTCCGAAGATGTTCCATGCCGCTTTCTTGATGTTCGGTTCGTACTTCCCGATGATCTCCAGGTCATTGACTGCCCGGTAGGAAATCGGGCATCCACAGCATCCGGTGCGCTTCAGGCCGTAGACTTCGTAGGCATCGCTGTAGCGGATTCCGTAGGTCTCCTTGTACCATTCCTTGTCCTTGTCGCTGACATAGTACAGAGGACGCAGCCTGTAACTGCCGTCCGCTGTTTCGGTGAAGCACAGCGTGGTGTTGTCCTTCCGCGGCACAGATCGCATCCCGCCTTCGTCTCTCCGTTCGCCGGTGATGACCATGTCATAGCCCTTCTGCACTTTGTGTGCGACATTCTTCTTGCAGTAGGTGCAGCACTTCGCGCTTACCTGGAAGTCCGGTGGACACTCCCCGATGAAGTCCCTCATGTACTTTGAGGAGTTGATGACCAACTGGATGTTCGGCCTCGGTTCTCCCGCCGCATTGCAACAGCAGAGGAAATTGATAACGCTCTCGCATTTCGGATATCGTTCCCGGAGTTCCTGCCGTTTAGCCGCTTTGTCCTCGGCCTGCTCGTACTCTTCCGCGATGGAAAGTGGAATGCCTTTCTTCTGCCACTCCTCCAAACCGCTCGACATGATTTTCGACACGAACGGGATTCCGTACTTCCTCGCCGCCAGCACGATGTTGATGTCAGGCCTTGCGGTTTCTATCTCCACGCCATACTTCTCGGCGGTCGCCTTCACATGGTCTTTGGTCGCTTGCATCTCCAAACCAGTGTTGAAGAACACATACTTTACAGGCGGGAGTGACGGAGCAATCTTCCTTGCGGTCTCGATCAGGTCAATCAGGATATCGCTGTCTGCCCCGCCAGAGTACGAGCAGATCGCGTTCGGATGCTGTTTCAGCCTTGTCATTATGATTCCCAAAATCGCCTGGAACTTTTCAGCCGGTTCGTAGTCCGCGTATGCCGGTCTGTCCGTGTAAACTCTGCTCCGATATTCTCCGTGTGCATCTCTCATTTCAGCCCCTCCCAATGGCTCATCACATGGCCCACATATTCCGGCGCGTAGGCCCCCGTTCCGTAATAGTACAGGCTTAAGGCCATCCCCACATCGCCGCCGGTAGCGTTGAGGAATTGCGACATCTGACAGGCGAACACATGGATCTGTGCGTAGGGGTTCCAAATATCCGCTCCGGGAATGCCCCAGTATGCCGCCCTGTCGGCCCAGTAAACGATCTTCTGCTGGGTCAGGCCCCTGTCCACGCCGTTGTCAGACCATTGATTCCAACAGGATTCCTGCCATATCTGACAGACCGCATAAGGGAAGTACCATCCGCATCCTCTCGCCGTCAGTTCGTTGTAAAGGTGCCTCTGCCAGTCTATCGGTGGCGTTTGTCCGTAGATCGCGTAGACACGGAAGCCCTCGGCCTGTGGCTGTGTAGGTACTTCCACCTTCGGAGCCTCTGTCGGGGCCGGGGCGGTTGTCGGCTGCTCCCATACCACCGGGGCCGGGTCCGGCACTGCAGCCGGCCGCCCTCCGCTCATATCTGCCAGTGCCACTATGCAGACAATCGATATCTTCAGTCCTACCATGCGCTATTCCTCCGTTTCTGATGCTCCGGGTAATGCGCCGTAGGTCTTCGCTGTGAGTGCGCTTGACACTCGCTCCCAGTACATCTTTTTCTCGATTCCCCGGCCTATCTCTATCAGCTGCCCGGGGGATGGGGCGAAGCCCTTGGTGTCCGTCCTCGCAAACTCCTTCAGCGCGTTCGCCATCGTCTGTGCCTCTTGGTCTGAAAGGACCGCTGACCAGGCATCCACCGCTATGTCCAGTTCGTCCGGCTTCCAGTTCGGATAGAGTGCTGACGCAATCCGCAGAAGCCGTTTCGTTTCGTCCCTTGTCATATCGCGTCCCAGTCAATCCTCCCCTTCGGCCTGTTGTCCTTCAGCGGGAAGACCCCTTGCCATCCGTTCTTCACAGACTGTTCAAGAATCTTCACAGCCAGGACCGGGTCGCCATCGGAGTGCTTCATGAGATCCTTGATAATCAGTTCTGCTCCCCGCTGGGTGAGTGGCTTCTTCATCCTGTCCCGCATTTCCTTGAAGGACTTAAAGGCCTCAATGACATAGTCCTGATTAAGTTCTTCGGGTAGTATTACCTTCTTCTCTACTCTCTTCTCTTCTACTCTTTTCTCTTCTTCTCTTTTCTTATCTAGTGGCAAATTGCCATTTTTGCCATCGTTTGCCATCGTTTGCCATCGTTTGCTATCTTTGCCATCGTTTGCCATTTTTGCCATCGTTTGCCATCTCGATTCGGCACCCTTCCGACCGGCCTCCGACCGCGTTTCTGACAGGCTCCCGCGGTGTTCCGGGTCGAACCTGGCGTTGTCTGCGGCGATGGCGTTGAAGACCATCCTGACGATTCGCGTTGTCTCCGGGATCGGATCGCCCTTGTAGTAGGCCGACAGCGCAGAGAAGAGGGCCGCTTTTTCGTCAGGCTCCAAGTCATCAATCATGGGCCAAACGCTTTCGTTGATGACCAACCCTTTCTTCACCTTATCCTCTCCCTCTCTTTCTCAATCTCTTCGTGGCAGCGGGCCAGCGCACTTTCCAATTTGACAATTCCCCCGGTATACAGGTCAAACAATTTTCCGTGGAAGAATCGGTCAAGTCTGTACAGTTCCCGTTGAACCCGTGTCTCTTCGAACCTCGCCTCCTGCGCGATGATGGTGTCGAGCATTTCCCGGAATTCCGGGAGTGATTCGTCCGTCAGGCCGTGCCGGATTATCTTGTTCCGCATCGTCTTGAGCCGCCGGAAGAATGACACCTGCATCATGTCGAGCATTCGCCACAATAGTGCCTCTTTCTGCTCTCCCTCGCTGATTGCCCAGTCATCCATAACCACCCGGATTTCACGCACCTGCGCCAAATAGTGCTTGTGTGTCATGAACCGCATATAGTCATCAAATGCGTTCGCGACCACAGCCGCTGCCAGTTGCTTGAGGGCTTCGAACTCGCTTTTCGTGTCCTCGGTGTTGATGTGAATTACTGGAAGGGCCATCCCTCACCTCCGACTATCGGCGTGATCTCGATTTCCACCCGCGGGTTCTGCTTATCATGGTGGACTTCGGAGCCGTCATACATCGAGGCGATGGCGCAGTTATCGTCCGCAAGGATTCCGGCAGCGACAAGGATGTCAAGACTGGCTTCTACCAAGTTCGCAAGGTCTACTTTCCTTTTTGTTTCCATGTAGTACACGCAGGCCACATTGACCGGCGCATCGATGGGGAAGTCGAACTGCGAGTACCCCCGGACATTCTGCAAAAGCAGCTGCTTCACCGCCTCCTTCTCATACGCCTTGTACTTGGAGGACGGTGAGATAAACGGCTTCCCGGTCTTTCGGTTCACAAGGATCTGCTGTGAGTTTTTCTTGGTGATCGGGTTGCCTGTGATAACAAACCTCATTTTCGCTTTCCTTCCCTCCATTTCCGGGCGTTGATGTCCCATGATGCACAAGCCTCGCTGGGGCTGAATCTTCCGTAGTCATTCCGCAGGTGGCAGGTTTGGCATTCCACGAACCAAAACCGACCACCTGTTCCATTGTCTATGATTTCAAGGTCATCGCTCCCGCACCTGGGGCAGTCTTCTTTGGGCCACACAATCCGCTTCATCAGATCGCCTCCGTTTCCGCGATGATGTCTTCCAGCCGCATCTGCCCTGACTTGCCCATATCGGCGAGGAGTGCGTTTACCTGGTCGAATACGGCCTTGCCCCGGTGGACGGTCAGCCTGTACTGCGCCAGCCGTTCTTCGTCCGTCTCCGGGATAAAGTAGCCGGTCCCGTCCAGCAGGTTGCAGATGACAACCCGGTCTTTCGTTCGTGCCGCATGGATTGCTCTCCGGGTCTCAAGGGGAGTCATGCCCATGCTCGATGCCAATTCCTGTTCCGTCTTGGCGTTCTGCTTCCCCGTGCCAAGGTGGTTGAGAAGCATGATCGTAGTCTCTACCAATGTTTCACCCTCCTGTTCCATTGCTGAATGGCGGCCTCCTCGCTGTCTCTCCACGCTCCGGTCGCGCCGCAATAACTGCACACCACCGCGAATGTGTCCGTTCCCTTTATCGGGTTCCCCCGGCGGTCATACTGGGTCGCCATAGTCACCCTCGGCTCTTCGTCTCCGCAGAACGGGCAGTAAAGCAATTCCTCATTCATTGCTCTCTTCCTTCGGTGGGATATCAAACCTCTCCCAGTAAGTCCGCACCACCGGCACTTCCTTGAAGTAGTTATCGATGATCCCCATGAAACTCGCGTTGTCGCGCATTTCCATGCTCTTGAAGATGATGTCGCCATAGAGCGCGGTTCCGTCACTATAGACAGCCATGACCCGGTCGCCAATAGTCGCCGATGTGTGTTCCGGGAATTCGCAGAGGAAGACCTCTCCGTCAATGATTCCCTTACAGACCGCGAAGTAAAACCATTTGATCTCCATTCCTTTCCCCTTTCTTTGGTGGGGTGACGAGGCTGTGCCGTGTCCCTACCGCATAGTGGATTTGCCCCGCCACCCGCTATTCAGTTGTCCCCGCTCTGCGTTTATCCGGGCTTGCGACCGGCTCCGAAGAGGCCGCATTAGGGTGCGGTTTAACCTTCCCACCGCCAAGGTTCTCATGAAGGAGAATTTCCATGTCCCCCTGCTGTGCTTAACGCGTGGGGTACGCGACACCTTAGGAGTCCCGGACGGCGAACCACTATGCGAAAAAACCGCCCGAGCCGGAGCGACAGCTGCCGGTCATTATGAAAGTATCAGTCACAGTTGTGATTGATCCAAACAAGCAATGCCACCATTACGGGGGCAGAGATAAATAACAGGGTATTGGAAAGTGAAGTCGCCGTCCCGGTCGCAACCATCGACAGCGTGAAGAAGAATGTCACGCAAGCCAGCATCAGAAGTCCGACTAACATAGAATTGATTGCCTTTCTCATTTGATTCCCTCCTCCTCAAAACGATCTGCCAGTGCGTAAAGTAGGTCGGCCACTATCAGGTTATTGGCGAACTCGGTTCCTTCTCGAAGAGTCCCGACCACGCCGTTCTCATCCGCGACAGCCACCCATTCGACCCGGCCTCCGAAGAGGCATCCCGGCCTCGGCTTTCCGTAGTGCCGGACTCCCCATGTGTAGGTGTGTCCGTCCTTTGCCGTCAGAAATCCGTCCGTGAACATCGCTCACCTCTTACTCGGTTTCCGAGTTTTGGAGTGAAAAAAAATTTAACGATGTCATCTTCCACCCCAAGTAACTGAACCGCCTGGAAGGCCATATCGGTAGTCCATTTCGCCTTTCCGTTAAGCATCAGGCTCAATCGCGTACCAGTAATTCCCATTGCGGCAGCGAAGTTTCCGGCGGTTTTGTATTCGTCTTTTATCTTCTGTTTCAACAGTCCGTAATTGAATTCCATACTGTCCCTTTCGTTTGCTCGGTTTTCCGAGACACCCATAATGTACCACACCCGCTTTCCGGTGTCAACACTTTTTCTCGACTTTTCGAAAATTTTTCACCAAAACGCTGAAAAGTGTGATATACTGCCATAAAAAGGGGGTGCAAGGAGATGTCGAACACGAACGGAAAGCCCTTTGAGAAAGATGGAAAGCCTTATGGAGTCATCGGCGAGAGAATCAAGGAAGCCCTCAAGATTCGGAGAATGAAACAAATCGACCTTGTGAAGCGGACAGGAATTGCGAGTTCATCTATCAGCGAGTATGTGTCCGGCAAGAATGACCCGAAGCAGGTCAATATGTACCTCATTGCCAAGGCCCTGATGGTGCGGCCTGACTGGCTGATGGGTCTTGATGTTCCGATGGAAGCAATGCCGGAAGACCTGGAAGAAGTCCCGGTGCATGATACCATCCGGGTTCCGATACTGGGAAAGGTTGCGGCAGGTGAACCCATGTACACCGAAGGCAACATTGAGGGAGAAGTGATGATTGACCCCGCCATCACGGGAGGTCGGCCTTGCTTCGCTCTCCGGGTGAAGGGGGACTCGATGACACCGCAGATACTTGACCAGGATATTATCATCGTCCGGGAACAGGAAGAAGTGGATAACGGAAACATCGTGGTCGCCACGGTCGGAATGAGTGAAGGGTGCGTGAAGCGGTTAAAGAAATACCCGAATGCCATCTCGCTCGTTTCTGTGAATCCCATGTATGAACCGATGTATTTCCCGGCTGAAGCGGTCGAATCCCTTCCTGTCCGTATATGGGGCAAGGTAGTTGAGATTCGGAGGGCGGTAATATGAAGGTCAGGCCGTCCGTGGAAGATACCAAAATGTTCCCGTCCCGGCTGCGGGAGGCCATGCGGCGGTGCGGAATCAGTCAGGAAGAGTTAGCGGACCGGGTCGGGGCATCGCAATCCAGCGTGTCCTTTTGGTTGCTCGGCGACCGCTTCCCCCGTATTCCCATGCTGTTCAAACTGGCTGAAGCACTGAATGTAAACGCGCTGTGGCTGTTGGGGAATGATACACAGAGCGACAGCGAGAATGTCCTCGACCTTTACTTCGGCCTCGATGAATCCGATCAGGCCAAGGCGATGGGGTATATGTCTGCCCTCGCCTCTTCTCCGAAGTATGATGCGAAACCGTAGAATGCCCCTGTGGCTTTGTATTTCGCGTCAGAATCGATTCTGCGGTTTTTAGTGAAGGAGTGGAGTTTACCATGAAAGCGAGAAAACTGAAATCAGGGCGGTGGAACTGCCGTGCATATATCGGGAAGGATGAGAAGGGTCGGTCGGTATTCCGTTCCTTCACCGCCGACACTAAAGCGGAGGCAGAAAGACAGGCCGCATTGAATACCTTCAAAGTGCAGTCAGGTGTCCGGGTGAAGGAAATGGTAGAAGCCTTTATCGAGGGGCGAAGAGCTGTCATATCCCCGACCACCTACAGGGGATACTTGAGCGCATACAAAGCCCATGTGGAGGGTGATGTCTTTGGCACTATTCCTGTGCAGATGGTCGATACCGTAAAGGCACAGCGGTGGGTGAACAGTCTGACGAAGCAATGCTCCCCGAAAACTGTGAAGAATGTGTACGGGATGTTCTCTGCCGCATTGAAGTACTTTTACCCGGAAATCAGGCTGAATGTCCGGCTCCCGCAGATTAGGCGACCGCAGCTGCATACGCCTACAACAGCGGAAGTATTGGCATTGTTAGAACTTGCGAACGAAATCGACAAAGAACTGTACAAGGCTATTCTGCTGGGTGCTATCGGGATGATGCGAAGGGGAGAGATTGCCGCCCTGACCGCCGATGACTGCGACTTTGATCGGAACACCATTTCCGTGACGAAGTCGCTGGCCCGGACGGCTGATAACAAATGGGTCATCAAGCCGCCGAAGACCGATGCGTCATACCGGGTGGTGGTGATGTCCCAGCCTGTGATGGATGCCCTTCCGAAGACCGGGTCTCTTGTCGCTCTGACCCCCGCCAAAATCTCCGAACACTTCTCCCGGCTCGTTCAAAAGGCCGGTGTTCATCCGTTCCGTTTCCATGACCTGCGGCACTATGCGGCATCCATTGCGGCCTCGTCTTCGGTGGGTGCTTCGTCCGAAACAATCAAGGCCAGGGGCGGGTGGTCAACCGACAGCGTCATGAAGAGAATTTATATTTCTCAAATCGGGGACGAAGTTGACAAGGATACGCAGAGCATCCTCGACTATTCCGAACGGCTTCTGAAATCGTGAATTTTCGTTCCACCTCCGTTCCACCTCTGTGCCACCTTTTTATGTTTTCAGGCTAAAAATCTTTCGATATGGATAAAAAATAACAGGGGCCAAAACCCCTGTTTTCTGTTGTGGCACAACGGAAATGTAGATATATCGTCAAATCTGAAATGAGCACAAAAAATGCCGGTGGCGGGACTCGAACCCAAAACGGCTATATCAAATCATGTTGTGCCACAACGGTTTCCGTTTCAAACCGTTCCACCTTTTTCGCACCGTTCCACCGTGCGGGTTTTTTGTGGTGATAATTTTTATCATCACCTCCAGGCGCAAAAAGAACCCGGCTGTCACGGTGGCGGTGAAGGAGGTGAAGACCGCCGCTTGGGTTCCACAAGATTGTTATACTTTTACTTTTTCAGGTAGAGCGAGGAAGCCCATCCTCGGTGTCCACCGTACACGGCCTCATACCATACCCGGAGGCCGACCTTGGTCTGCTTCCCGGTCAGGTACGGCTTTGCGCCTTTGGGAATTACAATCACTTCCTTGCCCTTCGTGCCTGCCTCTTTACGGAGCCAAGTGTCCCCGGTGCATCGACCTTGCGGGAGCGGCATCGCGTATGCGGAGGAGGTGTAGCCCATCATGTCGAGGGAGTCCACCTGCACCCTGTACCACGGAAAGCCGTCCATGTCGGTGGTGGTTCCCTCGGCTTCCAGTATGTCGCCCCGCGTCACGATCTGAAGCGTCTCATACTCCACCCCCGGCCCGGAGCGGATGCGGGAGTGGGCGCAGTTCTCGATGCGGACGGGGAAAGTGTCTCTGTGGTCATCGGAGTCAATGGCGACCGCCGTGTGGCCTTCGCCGGTGGCCTCGTTGTAGCGGAGGAGGATGTCGCCGCGTTTTAAGCCCGTTCCCAGTTCCAAAAGGAGCGGGTCGGTCAGTTCGATAAACTTTCCGGTGTCCATGACCATCTTCCGCTCGGTTCCCGTCCACATCGTGCGAAAGCCGGGATTGTAGATTTTCGCCCCGAAGTACAGAGCGTCACCCATCAGAGCGGAGCAGTCACAGTTGCAGAGAGTCTTGACCTTCCGGGGGTTTGGGTCGCTCATCTGAAACAACGCGTCAAAGAGGGTAGTCCTGGGGTATCTGCCGCCGTCCGATTTGAGGCTGTCCTGACCGTAGCCGATGTATACCCCGTTTTCGACCGCCCCAAGCATGAAGTCCGCGATGGCCTCGGCGGTTTTCTCCTCCTTCGGGCGGAACACGAAGTTCCACCCGCCGTAGAAGTTAGCCACATTGAGTTCGCCGTCCAGTTTGCCGGGAGTGCGGAGCTGGTTCGGGGGAGTGCCGTACTTCGTCCCCAGTTCGCTCGATGCGGCCTGTGCGATACGGAGCATCACTCGGCCTCCTCTCCATCCTCCTTGTCCGGGAGGATTTTGGTTACAATCGTTTTGGTCGAGAAATACTGTGCGGACGAATGCTGTGCCACCACCCCGATGAAGGCCACGACAGCGGAGGCGAGGGTTTCCACCGTGCCGATGACTCCCCACCCGAAAGCCTTGTCGAAGGCCCCGAAGAGTGTGACGAGTGCCGGGATGAGCCACTGCATTAAGCGGAGGATGTCAAACTGTTTGCTGGTCATGGGGAGCCTCCTTAGGTAGTCCGGAACGGGTCGTCAATACCGCCGGAAGTAATTCTGCTTACCTGCACGCCGTCAAAATCATTGTTCAAATTGATGAAATACGCAGTATAAGTACCGTTCGATTCCATCATCATAAGCAATGGACTTACTGACGAAACAGAACCCGGGGTGTCGGCAATATATTCTTGCGCTACAATTTTCCCGGCGTTCAACGCTGCATAAACATCCCTTGGAGTAGTGACGTTAAGTTCAAACCGGTATACTGCAGGAGATGACGCAGACCATACAGCGGATGGCGCCGGGCGTTCCGCCCTCGCTGTCACGGTGTGTGAACCGGGTGCCCCAATGAAATATAGTCCGGCCGTGAATCCCTCATAGTCGGCAGTAATCAACGCCACTGATATCTGATAACCGCTTGCCGAGAATGTAAAAATAGGAATATCATCACCTTCACTCTCAGCGGTTAATACTACCGTAGTGTTATTGTCCGTGACGGTTATTTCGGTGCCGTCTACTACAGACCCAAAAAACTGAGTGTCATATCCGGTAAGCAGTGTTGGCCTTTCCGTAACAGTCACCGTCTGCTCCGGCACTACCACCGCAGTCTCGTTCTTCTGTCCCACCGTCAGCACCTTCCCCACATCGGAGTAGGTGTAGGAGGGGAGGGAGGATCCGCCACCGCCGCCGGAACTCTGCCCGGCGTTGGAGTAATCCCAAGAGGAGCCGTCCCACTTGATGCCGCAGATGGTGTAGGTGTTGCCGTCAAGGGAAATGTCATCGGCGTTAACCGCGCTCGTCACCCCGTTGTTGGACACCCACACAGACACAGACGGAGGCATGATGGCGTTGCCCTCGCCGTTGTGGTAAATCGCATAGTCACGCAGAAAAGCCAGTTTTTCCTCGCTGTCAGGCGTTGCTCCGTTCTCGGTCAGCTGGATGAAGATGTCGCGCCATCCCTGTGACCCTCTGTACTCGTTCTCATTCGGTGCGCCCATGCCAACGATGTAGCGACCGTCCGTTTTCTTGTTCACACCCATTGTAAGTGTCCTCCAGTTTTTATTGTGTATCTTCTCGCCGCACGGGCGTTATTCTTTCTCTTCCACGGCTGACAGCCTCGCTCCCAGTCGCTTCAGTTCGTCAGCATGGCGAAGTGTGTCCGCTTCCAGTTTATAGGTTCGCTCGACAAGGGAATTGTGTTTCTCAACCTGCTTCGTCAGTACTCCAATCTTCTCCGTGACAACGGCCTCAAACACTGCCTGATTCTGCTTTAACTGGCTTTGCAGTGATTCGGTCTGCTTCTTCCCGGCGAGTACTGCTCCCAAAAGAGAGAAGCCCCCAGTTACTACCGCCACAAGGACGGGAATCCAAATGTCCATCTTACTTCCCCCTAACCTAACTTTGTGATGGTGATGCGCTGATTTGCCGATGAAGTGGTCACAGACAGAGTGTGACCGCTCACGGACGGTGTGGGGCCGTTCGACCCATTCGCCAACTGGAACACATGGGACGATGTCCCGACTGACACAAGCCACGCGCCATCATAGGTGGTGCTTGTGCTGTTCATGCGGTTCACAGTCAGCAGGTAAACGCCCGATGTCGGAAGGTCGAATGTTTCTGCCGTTCCGCTCGTTGCGACAGTCTCGGAAGTGTCTGCCACGCCGTCCTCCGGGGCCGGAATCCAGTTCGGAGCCACATAGCCCTCCGTCAGGATCATGTTGGAAAACTCGAAGTAGTCCGTGCTTCGGAAGGTCGCGTTCGGGATGTTCGTGTCCGTGCTGTCGCAGAAGTTGAAGTACAGGGCGCACACCACAGCGTCTTCCGGGACGGTGAAGGTGAACTTCACATTCTGAAATGTCTCGGTGTCTCGCCGCACGGTCACCCGGTTTAGCAGCTGTGACCGGGCGGACGCGCCGCTGATGTTCTCCGTGTAATAGATAAGCCGCCACCGGGCGTAGGTGGTGTCCGTGTCTTCCGGGAGAACCAGGTACTTGAAGCCGTAGGCCATCGTGTAGGTCTGCCCCGCAGTCAGGCCGTTCATACTCGCTGTGGAAGAACCGGGGCTTGTCCCGCCCATCTGAAGTGCCAAGGTGGTCTGCGTGGAAGACCCCTTCGTCATCCTGATTCCGTGTTCCGCGGCACTTGCCGTCCACCCGCTGTTCCGGGTGTTGTCCAACTGTTCGTACAGTCGGGGCCAGTTCGCTTGCTGGCTTGCGTCCGGGTTCTTCGTGTTGATGATGAGATTCCGCACACCAAGGTTTTCGACCGCGCTGGTCAGGCCGCCGATAGCGGTTTCCGTCCGGTCGGTCTCCGGCGGGGTGTAGTAGAATTCATGGTCTACATCCTTGCTCCCGGGCGCGGACAGCTCCATCGTCATTCCCTGATTGAAGGTGATTTTCCGGGAGTAGACCCGACCGCTGAACATGGCGGTCATCTGTGTGTCGATTTGGTCGCCAATCTCTACTGCCGGGTCTGCCCACACCCCCGAAGCGGTGAAGGACTTGTAGTAGATTTGGTCTGCAATTGAGTAAAGCCTGTCTACGATTTCCTGTGTGGCAAACGGGCAGTACGCTTCCAGGCAGTTTGTTTCGTCCGTTCCGCTGAAGATGTATTTGTCTTCCGATGTGTACACCTTCACCCCGGTGAACCGTGCAAGCCCCGGAGAACTCTCGACCGTGGTGACCATTTCCTCGGTGATGGTGACCGGGTCGGGAGACATCCCCGCCGGGTCCATCGGGATGAACTGAAGGAGGCCCGCGTCCGACATGATCCAGCACCCGCCGTACATCACACCGATGTAGGACAGGTAGTCCCGGATGGTAGCCTCGCCCTCCGGTTCGCCCAGCATATAGCCCTGGTCGATGTAGTCGCCGTAGCGCACATCCCGGATAACGCCAAGCAGTCCGCAAATCTCCTGAAGGATATCCGTGTCCTTGGCGGGCCATATCAGAGTGCTGTTGTTGTACAGTTTGTTCGCGAGTGACATCACATCGTAGCAGAACGCATTGAAGACCGTGATGCCGCCGGGACTTTCCGAAACGGTCCGGGAGTCGATGTAGAAGGTTCCTTTGTTCAGCCAGTTAGAGTAGTCCGTTCCGTCTGTCACTCGGAACTGCGGGGTGCATCTCGCCATACGGGGAATCTCGGCCCCATCACCAAGGAGTGAAAATTCCATCGTGGCAGAGTACACCCCGCCGATTTCCGGCTCTTCGACAAACGCCTTCACATCCGAACTCATGCTGAACAGTTCGTCCATGCCGAAGATGCGGACGGTCAGGGGGCTTTCGGATGTCACAACGGACAGCCGCACCTCGAAGGAATACTCCCCGCCAGCGATTATGTCTTTGTAGGTCTGTCCACGGACTTGCATCTCACACCTCGATTAAGGGGAAAGTTACCCCGTTCCACCACTCCGTGCCGTCCGGCTTCCTGATACAGAAGCCAGCGGAGGTATTGTTGCTATACATCTTCTTGGTCACTCTGCCGTAGTAGGGGTCCTGAATCCTGACCTGAATGTACTCCGGCATGATGAGCGTTTCTATCAGGGTCAGTTCAGCGGTCTTTAAGGGACGGCAGGTGATGTCATAGCGCATCTTTGTCGCCACCCTCGCCCTGTGCATGGTCGCGTCCATTGTGCGGCCCGCCTCGGGGCCGTCAACATCATTACGCCCCCGTTTGAGGCCGCCGAAGGCGATATAGGGTGAAATGTCCACCCAAGTACCGCCCGCGTTTTTAATCTCGACAGTCATAACTCACCTCACACATAGGCGGCAGCCGCCTGTCTTGCCTGCACCCGGCTAATCTGCCGTGCCACAGCGTCCCAGTTCACCACGCCGTTGCTTCCCCGGTTTTCCCGGATGGCTCCGATCACCTGATTGATACCTGCGTAGATGGCATTCACTACTTCGCCGTTCGCATCAGACACGCCCGCGGCAATACCCGCGATAATCTGATCGTTGTTTGCGACCGCCGTCCGGGTTCCGATTCGGCCCACAAGTTCGGGGCCGGATTCGCGGGCGATAAACGCCTCGCCGTTTTCCACGAAGCCGCCGTTCGCCATATACTGCTGTTCGGTGAAGGGCCTCTGATGACCGCCACCGCCGCCGGGCCGTCTGTAGCGCACAAGGCCGGAACTACTGTAGGTCGAGCCAGCACTTGCCATCAGTCTCGCGGATTCCGTGGAGAAGTAGGAGTAACTCTGTAGGCCAGCGTTCAGGCCGTCAGCAACAGAATCGGAGAAGTCCTCCATCGTCCCGTTGATGCCGTTCTTCATCCCGGTGCTGAAACCGTTCAGAGTGTTCAGGCCGTTCGTCTTGAAGGTCCCGAACAATCCCTGTATGCCACCCAGTTTTTCGCTGATTGCCGTCTTGGCTTCCCCGGTCTTCGTGCCGATGCCGGTGAAAGCCTCCGACACATCCCTCGCGGAGTTCTTCACTTTGGTCGCCGATGCGGCGAAACCATCGCCTCCAATCGGATTTTTCGCGGACAGTTTCTTCTTCACTTCGTCCGTCTTTGTGCCGATGCTGCCAATCTTTGTAGCACCGACCCTCGCCCAGTCGGAAATGTATTTCGCGGCAAGGCCGAACTTGTTCTCGCCCAGCGGGTTCTTTCCGCTCATCTGCTTCTTCACATGACCGATGTTCGTGCCAATTCGGGCAGCCATCAGAGCCGCGCCTTTGGCAGCGGTCTTGATACTGGAAGCGGACTTGCTGAATCCGTTCTCACCCAGTGGGTTCTTACCCTTGAACAGTTTGCCGACCTTGTCGGTTCTCGTTCCCATTGCGGCGATTTCTTTGGAAGCGTCCTTTGCGGCCTTCTTGATTTTGGTCGCTGCCCCTGTGAACTTGTCCTCGCCGATAGGGTTCTTCCCCGTCATCATGCGTTTGGTCTTCAGCACCGCACCGTCAACACCGGACATATCGGCCTTAATGCCCTTCGCGCCCCGGCTGAAAGCGGCCTTCATTCGGTCGGCAGGTTGCACTGTCGCATCAGCACTCGTTCCGACCTTCTTGACGCTCTTTCCGACACCGTCAAGTGCTTCGTCAACGGCATGGATGTCTCCGGCAAGTTCTTGCCACTTCGGCCCCCACTGTGTCGGGTCCATAGCGGCGAGTTGCTCCTGTCGTTCTTTCCATCGCTGTTCGGGGTCTTGCATTGTTCCGTAGCCGAACGGGCTTCCCCATTCCTCGAAACTGTCCCCGCCCTTGTAGGCGATGTAGGCCATCTGCCTCGGGTCCATGCCGAACCACGCGCTTAACGGGTCCGTCCATTCAACCAGCAGTTTGTCGAGGAAATCGTTTTGTTCCTTTGTCAGCGTGGAAAGCCATGCCGAATACTCTGCCTGTTGCTGTGCCGCAAGTGTCGCGCCCAACCCGATACCAATCATTTCAGGAGTTCCAAGGCCAAGGCCACCAAGGCCGCCACCACCACCGGAACCGCCTGTTCCCGAACCGCCGCCTGCGCCTGTTAGGCCAATCCATCCCATGATTTTCGTCACGGTCACTCCCGCGAAGATTGCGGTGAAGATTGCCTCTGCTACGCTATCGTCAAACTGGATATCGATGTCCTGCCCGGTAATGCCGCTCAAGGCCCCGGAAACAATGCTGAAGAAGGCGTTCACAAGGATGCCGCCAAGACCAACAGCTGCCCGGAACGCGCCCGCCCAATCGATTTCCTTGAAGGCTTTGCCGATTGCCTTACCAAGGGAGTCGAAGATGGTCTTCAGAGAGCCGTTCTCGATTGCCGTGTTGACAAATTTGATTAGGCCGTTGATGAGGCTCACGGCAACGCTGGCGGCGGCATTAAACGCCTTTGCCCACTTAATCTTGCTGATGGCCTCCGCAAGGGAATCGCCAAGGCCCTGGATTACGCTGTCGAATGTGCCGTCTTCCAGCGCACCGCTCACGAAGTCGATGAACGCATTGATGATGGTCACACCAGTACCGAAGACCGTGGAGAAGGTAGTCTTCCAGTCGATATCCCGGATGCCCTCGCCAATCTTCTTGCCGAACTTCGTCCAGTCAACTTGACTGATGGCTGAAGTGAGGAAGGTTGCGAACCCGGTCACCCAACCGACAGCCGTACCGATGGCCTTCTTGAAGTCGAAGGTATCGAGGAAAGATTTCAGGCCTTTGCCAAGAGCCTCGCCGACCTTCTTGAAGTCGATAGAGGCCAGGAGCGATGCGGCGAAAGTAACAGCGGTATTTAAGGCTTTGCCGATGCTCGTTCCAAGGGATGTGGCAAACTTCTCGTCTCCGAAGAAGCCCGTGATGAAAGTGCCGATGCTTTTCCCGATTTTGGCGGCCTTCTTTTGGATGGTGTCCCACGGGATGCTGTCGAGTGCCTCGGACAGTTTCCTTGCGAGTAAGGTTCCGAACTCGGTCAGGTCGCCCTCTTCGAGGCCTTCCTTCAGTTTCTTGACGAACTCCGCAATCGGGCCTTCCGATTCGACCTGATGCGTTTCAAACATCTTCGTCCAGTCGAGGCCGGTTCCTGAACTGCCCTTGTTCGGGTCAGAAAGGCGGTTGATTTCATCGAACGGCCCCAGCCACTTCTGCATGGCTTTTGCCGTCTCTTCCGCTTCCTCGCCGTATTTGATAGGGAACTTAATTGCGGTGGTGTACTGCGTCTGCCCGGTCAGGGCCGCAAGAAATTCAGCCACCTGCGCCGCAAGGGCCGCGAAGTGGTCTGATAACATATCGATAGCCGGGGCGACCACATTGATAATCGGTTCCGCAATGGTCGCAAGGCTGTTCTTGATGTACAGGGCCGAAGTCGCCATGCTGTCCATTGAGGAATGGAACCGCGTCCCGGCGTACTCGGAGAAGTGATAGAGGTTTTCGATGCCCTCTTTCATCCCCTGTGACAGTTCTTTCAGTAATGTGCGTAGCCCTCTGTACAGAGCGATTCTGCCAAGTGACCCGGTCAGGTGGCTGATATCGCTCCGAATCTTCCCGACAAAGTTAGCAAGCCCACGGGCCGGGGTGAGCGCAAGCCCGAAGACTTTGCTCAACGCGCCACCGCCAGCAGTTTTTGCAATGCCAAGCAAATGCGTAGCGACCGACTTTGTGGCTGAAGACAGCCTGTTCATCGCCCTGGCGGCAGTACCTGCGTGAGAAGAAATGTGCCGGATGGAATTGCTTCTGCTCTCGCCACCGCTACCCCCGCCTCTCATGGCGGTATCCAGTTGCAGGCTGAATCCGTTTACATCCGGGTACTTATCATTGATTTCGTGGACGGTTCTCGCCACTTCCAGTAGTTTCTCGGAAGCGTTCTTCGGGACGGACACGGCGACCTTGATGTGAGATTCAAAGTTCTCCAGTTTGTCCCGGTACTTTTCCATCACATAACCGATGTCGAAGAGGTTCTTTGCGCCGTCCTTCGGGACATTGATGGCGAACTTGAAGTTGAAACCGTTGAGGGTTTCTTTGAATCGGTTCACCGTGTCCATGACCTTTTGAAGGTTGGTCGCCGCACTATCAGGAATGTTCAGGACTGCGCCAAGACCACCCTTGCCAACCTTCACCCCATTCAGAGCGTTCTTAATACCGGAGATGGCAAGAGCAATGTCGCGAATCTTATCGGCAGTCCCGGGAGCAACAGAAAAATCGAGGTCCTTCTTGTTAAAGGCTAACTCGTTGAATCTGTCCTTCACCTTTTGAAGCGCATCGGACACCTTGGTGATGGACGAAACAGCCGACTGGGTGTTGGCGTTTATATTGATTTGTATGCTTTCGGTTGTGTAAGCCATACTCATTTTCCTTTACACAGGGGTGTCTAACGGTTCTTTCTTGCCCCAGTCTTTCCCCTGTTCCACAAGCAGCTTCATGTACATCTCTGCCTGTTCGACTTCCCGCTTCTCCTGTTCCTCTCTCTGCGCTTCAATTTCTTCATCGGTCATCGGGAACGGTCTTTCCGGGTATTCATACGGTGGCTGGCCCTTGTCTATGAACGCGTTGCCTATGGAAGCCATGATCGCTTCCCGCATATACAGGCCGCTCATCCACAGCGAGTAGTTTTCCTGCCTTCGGCGGTACTCCTCCGCTTGCAGGTAGTCCCTGACAAGCAGAGGGTCGCCGTACCAATACTCATCGTAGGTCATCCCCAATGAGCGAAAGTAGGGGAAGTCTCGCCGGAATACCGTTGTAAAAGGTTTCGCCTCCTTTACTTGAGGAGCGTCACCTTCCACCCGGAGTTTTTTCCCATTTCCTCCGTGGTCTCTACGGCATTGTTGCTATAGGCCGCCTGATTGTACAGGAGGATAAGCCGCTGAAGGAAGTCAGGGGAGAAACCGCCAAGGGCTTCGTAAATCTTGTCCGTCTGCGCCCGGCTGATGTTGCCATGCTTCGGGCCGTGGTGCATACGGAACGCCAGGTAGAACAGTTCCGGGAAGTTCGTCACGGGGTACTTCAGGACATTATCGACCTCGAAGCCGCGGGATTCCGCATAGGACACGGCTTCCTTGTTGAAGTCGAGGGTGTAGGTTTCACCATCCGGGTTCGCTAACTCGATGGCGGGGATTCTTTCGTCTACTTCGTTCTTCTTAATCTTCTCTGCCATAATCTTTTTCCTCCTTCTGATCGTGGCTTAAAGGTTCGTATCAGGTAGGCGCGTTCTCAAAGGTCGGCGCGCTCTGCGGGGCGATGTACAGGGTGGTTTCCAGCGCGGCGTTCACAGCTGCTTCGTTGAATCCGCAAGCGACCGGTTCGCCCTTGAAAAAGACGGCCTTTTCCAGTTTCGGATGAGCGATGCAGAACCAGGTGGCTTTGCTGTCCGCGATGGCGGTGGTGTACGCAGTTAACAGCGTATCGTTCCAGGCGGTCAGCACATCCGCGGTCAGGTTGGCGGTGAACTGCATCACGCCGCCGAGATCCTTCAGGCCCGCAATATACTGAAGGAAATCGGTCTCATTGAGGGGCGTAACATCAATGCTGTTGGGCTGGGGGTTGGTGGAAGGGGTGGCCTTCACTTCGGGGATAGTGATATAGCCCGTAGTAGGACGGGTGCCAGCGGTGGTTTCGACCGCGTAGGACAGGGTCATACCAGCGGTAGATAATCTCGGTGCTGCCATAGTCTTTGCTCCTTTTTAGTAAGATTGATAAATGATATAGGTTCCGTCCTCTCGGCCTTCGCCGACAACGGCTTCATAACGGCTCTCAAGGCGGTAAATGGTTGCGTCTGCAAGGTTTGGCACTTGCATTCTTACGGTCCGGGTGAAGCCCAGTTTGGTCATCTCGCCATCGATAAAGTCGGCGATGGCCTTGGCCTCGGACTTCTTCCCGGAAGTCTTGTTGCTGAACACGGACACGGAGTACATCACCCGGACAAAGTCATCGATTCTGATGGTGCTTCCTTCCCGGACAACATAGTTGTCTGCTTCGTAAAGCATCACAGCCGGGAAAGAGGCCGGTACAGGCAGATATTCTCCGACCATGTAGATGCCGGGGAACTGCTCCCGTGTAGCCGTGGCAACGGCGGTAAATACATCGTTCTCAATGTTCGTCATTCGCCAAATATCTCCCGTCTGACATTCTCAACCGCAATGGGTCTGACTTCCTTACCCGCCTGATACATAGCCATAGCGGGAGGGTTGCCGTAGGTATGCACCTTTTGCCCGGTAACAGGGTCTTTGAACCACCATCCTTTGGGGTTGCTCCAGTTCGGGCTGTCCGGGTTGTATGTTCCGGGGCCGAAACCGAACTCGCTGTTTTGAGGATGCCGCTCCCCGGAATAGGTCACACCTGCGCCGAACTCCATGAACAGAACGGACTGCCCGGTCGCCGTAATGGTCGCACCGCTATCCGTTTTCCGGGCGGTAACAGATACATTTCTGTCGCCGTCATAGTCGGACATGGAATAGATGGTGCTGGCGATCTCTGCGCCGGTGCTGGCGGCATCGTAGCAAGCATTCGCCAGCCTTCTGCTGTCATCCAGCACTTTCTCTGTTCTTTGCAGAGAACGGAGAACGCCAGGTAATCCGGTAATGCTTGCCGTAAAACTCATTGATTCACCTTCACTTCCTGTATGGCGATAGCCACAAAGTTCAGCGACTTCGCCACGCGCCGGACGATGTAGTTATAAATCGGCTGTCCGTCCTTCTCTTCATAGGCCTTTCCCACAAAGAGGACCGTGTCCGTGTTGATCGGTGTGTCGATGTCATCCAGCACGATGACCTTGTCATAGTTGTCGAGGCCGCCGAACATCTCCGTCACGGACTCGCCTGTCGCCGGGGAAATGTTTCCCCAGGCGACTTGCGGTTTGCCGTAGCCAAGCGTTAACTCGCCTGTCTCATTGCCGTACTCATCGTAGACGGGGGTCTGAACCCCTTCGTACAGGCAATAGGTAAACGGTCTTCGGTTTCTTGCCAGCGTCTTCATCACAGCACCTTCGCATACGGCATGACTTCCCGGAGGATGTCCTCGTCATTCACGCTTCCGTAGGTGCGGTTCACGCCGTTTTCGTTGTGTACCGTCTCACCCTCTGCCCCGCGGCGAAGGAAATACCGGGAGGCCAGTTTGCACTGGTGGAAAGCGTATCTGTCGGGGATTACTGCGTCATCAGGCATCGTGAACGGGTAGAGCCGTCCGAGGATTGTCGCAGCAGCTTCGGACAGGTACACGCTGACGAGAGCATCAGTTGCCGCCTCATCATTCTCCACAAGGGTTTGCACGGTTGAAATTTTCTCACTGTCAGTCATGCGCCTGTCCTCCGCATTTATTTCTTCGTGGTCTTCTTCTTTTCGGGTTTCTTCTCTGCGGGTTTCTCCTCGCGGATAATGCCCACAGAGACAGTGCCGTCAGGATTCTTCCGAATCGCCATAATTATTTCGTGTGGACATAGATACCGGTGTCCTTGTTGGACAGCACCCATGCGCCGTGGGCATAACGCAGATTCAGCTTCCACGCATCGGCTTCCTGGTTCACTTCCGGGCTGAAGATACGAGGCACATAGTGCTTCATTACCTGCATAACAGCGGAAGGATGGACGATCATGAAGTTGATGTCGGAACCGGTCGCGGTGTAGCCGCCAGCACCATTAGAGGCGTTAGGGGCAGCCAGCGTGATCTGCGTATTGAAACGCTTGGTCGGGACGGTGATGACGCGCATATCGTTGTAAATATCGACATTGTAGTCGATGTTGCGGTCGCGGTTTTCCACGAAGCGGGTGATGCCGGACTTAATCATGCCGTAGAAGGTCGGGTTCACAAACAGGATACGGCCTTCATAAGGTACTTCGGCTTCATCCAGGGCGACCGTGGCGGCATCGATAGCGGCAACGGCAGCTGCGCCGGTAGAAATGGTAGCGGAAACTACATTGCTGGCATTCGCGCCCGCAGAGTACGCCGCAAATCTGAAGGCATCTACTTCAGGGATAACGTGCTGTCTTTCAACAGTACCCATCAGGCCGCCGAAGGCCATGCCCATGCTTTCCTCGTTGTCGAGGGTGTCAATCATGTAGGACCGACCGCGGTCAGTTTCCAGCACATAGGGGGTCCACTGACCGGTCACATCGCCGGGTACGAAGCCCGCGTTGCGGTCATAGTTGCCCATGCCTACGGTGGACAGGGTGTACAGGTTCACGGTGTTCGCGCCGGTGAACTCGACTCTTTCAGCCAGCGTGTCCAGGATAGCGGTCTTGGACTCGGTGGTGTAGATTTCGTCCAGCATCGGAAGATAACGCTGGGCCAGTGCAATGCTGTTGTTTACGGGTGCGGTTACGGTAGTAGCCATAATCTCTTGCTCCTTTTAATTATTTCATTTCAGAGGCGGTAAGCCGAAGTAGCCTCTCAATTTGTTGTCCTCGGCTTTTTTTGCGTCCGCGCTTGTCGGGGGCATCCCCACTGACAGGCCCGGCTGGTTATCCATAGCGGATGTCACGGCGGCTCTCCGCTGACTCTCGTTAAATGCTTTCTGTGCGGCGAAGTATTCATCGCCTACACCTGCCGGGAGAGACTGGGCCATCAGATCGGCGGTTGTGCTGTCAAATCCAGCATCCATCAATTTGCTCTTGTAAGTGCTTACTCTCTCTCTTGCCTCAAGTTCGGCGATTCTCGCTTCCCTTGCGGCTTCTTTCTCTGCCCGTTCCGCTTCCTTCCGCTGTGCTTCGTCCAGGGAATCGAGGTACTTGCGCTTGTTTTCAGCTGCCTCGCTGTTCGACTTCGACAGGGACTTTTTCAGTTTTTCCAACTCCGCAAGTAAGGCCGC